TAATCCTTCGGCCTAGAGAGTTCTGTAATCTTTCAGAAGTTGTAATACGTGCGGAGGACAGTAAGAGTGACATTAAGAATAAAGTACGGTTGGCAACGATTCTTGGGACTTGGCAAAGTACTCTCACAAGCTTCAGATACCTCACAAAAGAGTGGAAAGAAAACTGTGAAGAAGAAAGGTTACTAGGAGTTAGTCTTACTGGCATCATGGATAATGAATTCATGGCAGACTTTCTTGATGCTCAACTTCCAGAATTCCTTATGGAATGCAGAGGTGAAGCTGAAGTAACTAATAAGTTCTGGGCTAATCAACTTAACATTAATCCTTCTACAAGTATTACATGCATAAAACCTAGTGGTACTGTCTCACAATTATGTGATAGTGCTTCAGGAATACATGCTAGGCATTCTGACTATTACATTAGGACTGTAAGAACGGACATGAAAGATCCTTTATGTACTCTTATGGTTGACCAAGGAATACCTCATGAACCTGACGTTACTAAACCAGAAAATACTATGGTTTTCTCCTTTCCAATTAAAGCTCCAGATGATAGTATCAAACGTAATGATCTAACTGCTATAGAGCAATTAGAACTTTGGTTGCTATATCAAGAATATTGGTGTGAACATAAACCAAGTATAACTATCTCAGTTAAAGAGGACGAATGGGTAGAAGTAGGTGCTTGGGTTTACAACAACTTTCATAAAATCTCTGGTATTTCTTTCCTTCCTTATAGTGAACACATATACAAGCAAGCACCGTATCAAGAATGTACTTACGAGGAATACTCTGAACTCCAAAGTAAGATGCCTAAACTTGATTGGAAGGTGTTGCAAAAGTATGAGTCAAAAGACTATACTGAAGGTTCTCAAGAACTTGCCTGTGTTGGAAACTCTTGTGAGATAAACTAAAATGATCGGGATATACGGAATAACTCAAGAATTAGTTGATAAGTTAGATGCCCTATATCCCGATAAATTACCAAAAGATTCTATTACTATTGAAGAACTTACATACCTACAAGGACAACGAGTAGTGATAGACCAAATTAAACAACTATTTATAGAGAGCACTCAAGAAGGTGATGTCAAAACATTGTTTTCTTAGTAATGAAAGGACGGTGATCTAGATGTGTGATGGATGGCAAGAAGGTGAATGGATGGATCGAACTAATACAAGAGGATTCATCACTGGAACAGATGAAGATACTGGTAATGACCTTAATAAGTTAATGAGAACCGATAGTAGAAAATTTGATAGTATGTACGGTGCAGGAAGATGGACAAAAACTCTTGGTTTTGATGACAACTGGGGTGGAACTAACTGGATGAAAAGGTTAGGTATGGACCCAAGTGTTTTTGATCCCCAAGGAGGTTCTTCAGATTCCTCTAGTGTAAATGATATATCCACTATCTTTGATCAATCAACTGGAGGTTCAGGAGGAAAGAACAGAAAAGCTAAAATTGCTTCAAACAAAGGTACAAGCGTAGGTAAGAAAAAGTTAACCATAAAACCAAGTTATTCATAATGTGTAATGCACAAATGTTATCTCAACTTGGACGGTACGGTGACACAGAGATAGCCCACGTTAACCCTCAAGAAAAACAGATGCTAGAGTCTATGGGAGGTTCTGGTACTACGAACCCCATGACAGGACTTAAAGAGTACCATTGGTATCACAGGCATAACCCTATTACAATCCCAACTCCCAAGATAGATCCTCCAAGGATAGATCCACCTAAGATAGATATTCCAAAGCCAAAAATAATTGAGGATGCTCAAAGTTTTATTGATAAAAATACCGATAGTCTCACTGATGGTTCTTTAGAAGAAGGTACAAAAGAGTTATTAGGTGACATGTTTGCTGAAGATACTTACCAAGGATCTACTATTGATCGACTTCTTGAAGGAGATATTACCTTAGATAAAGCATTGGATATGCAGTATCAAGGAGGAGAAGTAGATCAAACTCTTGAGATGGGACAATACATTTGGAATGAAATTGACAGACTTAGAAAAGGTGAAACTACTCAGACTGAAGAGAGTGTAAACGTAAGTAAAGATACCGTAGAACAATACCTAGATGATGTAAAAGAAACAGGGACAGACATGCAAGATCTCCTTACTACTCTAGGTGAAGTAGGAACAGAGGGGTTTGGAAACCTTATCGGTACTTGGGACAAAAATAGAAAGGCTACTTCTGAAGGTGGAGTAACTCCAGTTACCAGAGGTGGAGATGAATTAGTAGAAGAGGATTTAGCTACACTCCAGACTGATCCCAAGAGTCACCTAAGAAGAAAGAAAAGAGGTAAAAAACAATTCAGGATATCTGCTCCTGGTGTAAATGTTGGTGGAGGTGGATCTGGATTAAAAATAGCGTAATCCATGTACGAAAAAATACAACTAGACACAAACTACAATAGCGATAACGAAGGTTACGTTAAAGCTAGGTACACTCATTTATGTGCTTCTCGTGATGTCTTTCTTCAGAGAGCAAGGGAAGCATCTGCGATAACTATTCCTTCTCTTCTTCCACGAGAAGGTCACAGTTCCCATACCAACTTAGTAACTCCCTATCAGTCCGTAGGAGCAAGAGGTGTAAATAACCTTTCCAGCAAACTGCTTCTTACACTTCTCCCTCCTAACTCTCCTTTCTTTCGATTAATCATCGATGACCAAGAAATGCAAGAGCTTACCAAAGGATCTGATAAGGGAGTTATTGAGGAAGCACTGTCCAAGGTGGAACGTGCAGTTATGCAGGAAATAGAAGTAAAGGCTATACGTGTCCCTGTGTTTGAAGCTTTAAAGCAATTGATAGTCACAGGAAACGTGCTTCTCTACATGCCTCCCAAGGGAGGACTAAGGGTATTTAAACTAGATAGGTACGTTGTTAAACGAGACATGATGGGAAACATCCTAGAGATTATTACCCTTGAGTCCCTTGCATACAAATCTCTCCCAGAGAGTGCTAAAGAACTACTCACAGAAAATGAAGGATCAACTGCGGATCTCCGTAATGTTGATCTTTATACTTGTGTCAAGCTTGAGAAAAACCGTTGGAAAGTACACCAAGAGATCGAAGGAATGGTTGTTCCTGGATCTGAGGGATCGTACCCAAAGAACAAGCTTGCATGGATACCATTGAGGTTCACTAGAATTGACGGTGAGGACTACGGAAGAGGGTATGTCGAAGAATACATCGGAGACTTACGTTCCCTTGAAGCTCTTACTAAAGCAATCGTTGAGGGTTCTGCTGCTGCCGCCAAGGTCTTATTTCTTGTCAGACCCAACGGAACCACGAGACTTAAGACACTCGCAGATTCACCTAACGGAGCAATCGTAACTGGAGATGCCAATGATGTAACTACACTACAGATTCAAAAAGCTACTGACTTCAGGATCGCAGAGTCTACTGCAAAGGTTCTTGAAGACAGACTCGCATTTGCTTTCCTTCTGAACTCTGCAATCCAAAGGGATGCAGAACGTGTAACTGCGGAAGAAATCAGACTCATGAGCCAGGAATTAGAAGCATCCTTGGGTGGAATCTATTCCCTTCTCAGTCAGGAATTCCAGTTGCCTATGGTCAATCTTATGATGAACGCAATGCAGAAGGAGAAGAAACTACCTAAGTTTCCTGACGAATCCCTTAAACCTCTAATAGTAACAGGAGTCGAAGCACTTGGCAGAGGTCAAGATCTCAATAAACTAGCTAACTTCCTAAAACATCTACAACCTTTTGGACCTGAGATTCTCCAAAGAGAAATGAACATCAGAGACTACATTGATAGATTAGGAGCATCCCTTGGAATAGACATGGATGGGCTAGTTAAGTCTCAAGAACAACTTCAACAAGAAGCACAGCAAGCTCAACAAGCACAACAAGATGCAATGATGCAAGAAGGTATTAAGAATGTAGCTGAAAAAGCTGCACCACAAATGATGATTGATGCTGCTCAACAACAACAAATACAAGAACAATAAATATGGTTGATAAAATTCAAGCCTTTGAACCTCCTGCTCCTGAGAGTCAGGAACACGTAGATCAAATGATCCAAAAAGCTGATGAAGCTGAAGTGATCCCTAGTGAATCTATGGAATCTTCAAGACCAGAATGGTTACCTGAGAAATTCCAAAGTCCAGAGGACATGGCAAAAGCATACGGAGAACTTGAAAAACAATTTAGTAGCTCCAGACAACCACAGCAATCACAACCACAACAACAAGAGCAACAAGAACAATCTTCTAATGCTCAAGAATATGTAGAAAGTAAAGGATTAAACTTTGAAGCTATGTCTCAGGAGTTCTCCGAAAACGGACAACTAAGTGAAGAGACTTATGCTCAATTAGAACAGTCAGGAATACCAAAGCACATGACCGATAGTTGGATACAAGGTCAACAAGCTATCTCTGATAAAATGACTTCCTCTGCATTTAATGCTGCAGGAGGAGAAGAAAACTTTAATACTTTAATTGAGTGGGCAAAAGTAAACCTCAGTGAACAAGAGATTAATGAGTACAACAAAGCTATTTCTGTAGCTGATCCAAGTACCATTAGATTTACTGTGGAAAGTCTTAAGTCAAGATATGAAAGTAAAAACGGACAACAGGCTAATCTACTCACTGGAGAAACAAGTAATAAAATGCAAGGAGATAGATATGAATCTGTTACACAATTAACAGATGCTATGAAAGATCCGAGGTATCAAACTGATCCTGCATTTAGAGAAAAAGTAACAAATAAGTTGCAAAGATCTAATATAATGCAGTAATATTTAGGTTGATTTTTTTAACGGAGTAAGTATTGCCCTTTGCGGAGGATAACAAGTCACTGAAACTTAGAAGTAATCGCTAATTTTTATTTTATAATATATGCACTAAAGCATTTAATACATACATATAGCTATTCTAAGGAGAATTTAATATGGCTACATATACTGGTGTAAGTCCTCTAGGAAACAGTAATGCGATTGATTATGTAGGTCACCGTACTGGTCAAAAGAACGCTACTGGTTCCTCAAGGGAACTATTTTTGAAATTGTACGCTGGAGAAGTGATGTCTGCGTTCCAAACAAAGAACATCATGATGCCTTACACACGTACACGCACAATTTCTAAAGGAAAAAGTGCTCAATTTATCATGACAGGCAAGTACCGTGATGCTGCCTATCATACTCCCGGACAAGAGATTTCCCCTGCTGCCAACGCAAAGAATTCTGAGCGTATTGTGTCAGTAGATGATCTCTTAATTAACGCTCAGTTCATCCCCAATATCGATGAGGCGATGCAACATTACGATGTCAGATCCATCTATACCCAAGAAGCAGGATATGGACTTAGTAAAGTTGCTGACCAGAACATTTTGAGGATGGCAGTAAAAGCTGCATTAACCACAAACAAGCAACGTGCATCTAAGTTAATCCAAGATTATGCAGGATGGGATGACGAAGATTTCACTGCTAATGTCACCTATGCTGATAACTTAGCTAAATCTAAAAAGAGTGGATACATTCTTGAAGGATTGATTGAAGCTAAACGAATCCTAGAGATGGCAGGAGCACCTACAGAGGATCTTGTTTGT